AGCCTTGCAATTTCACTATCTAAAATTAGACTTTTGGCAGTAACCTTATCAACTTTATCGGTGTAAACTTCTAAAAAATTACTGTTTACCTTAATGAAAGCATTTCTTAGCTTATCGCCTGTTCCATCATTCGGGGTTGTTCCAGTATTTATAATTTCGTTTGCCATTTTCTTTTTTTAAGAATATTTGTAGTTTCTCTAAATTTATTTGCGCTTTCTTGTTGAGTTTTACCTCATTTTTTTTTCTATCCATTCGTCAACTGTTAGGGTTCTAGTTTCTAAATACCAACTGCCAAAACTTGGCTTTTGCGGGTTTATGATATTATCAGTTCTGCTTACATACTCTGGTAACCTTGACTTACATAGCCATTTATACATCCGTTCTGCGAACATATCCGCTTTCATTCTCATTTCATTTATTAAACCATTTAACATTTTAGCATCAATTGGCGTTGTATTTTGCGGACTTGGTACAGATATACCATTATTTGCAACTGTGAAAGCTCCTACCTTTAAAAACTCTAAAGCACCTTGTCTAATTAAAAAAGGCTTAATATAATCACGATGCAAAATTAGGTAATCATCTTCTAACGTGCCAGCCTCGAAATCGGTTTCTATTTTTAGATATAGCTCCTCGCCTAGTAACTCCTCGAGCCTTGACATTTGCGCATCTAAGATACAAATTCTAAGTCTATCAACGTCAATATTACCCCCTAATACGGTGTTATCTGTTATTTCATTATCTGTCAATAATACTATCATAGTCTTACATATCGTGTGGCGCAATATAGCCACGTTTGTCCTCTGGTGTTGGTAATATTTCGCCAGCTTTTCTAGCTTGTGCTGCTGTAAATCTTTCAGCTAGTGGGTTGTTTACATCTGCTTTTAATAAATAAGTTTCACGAACCCAAAAATGCTTACAAGTTCCAAACCTAAAACTAGCAGAAAGTTTGCCCCCACCTTTCCACGCCCAAATATCATAAGGAGCGTTCGGACTTGGACTCATTCCAAAACCAGGATTTACATTTTTCATAGACATCATATCTATATCTTCTTTTCTGTAAAGCTTATTTTTAGACATCATTAATTTGCAAAAACTTCTTTCTGGATTTTGGTTTCCAGAATACCTATAACGGCTCTTAAATAGTTCCCCGTCTATTTCAGATTTTGAATTAGGTCTTGCAGTTCCTGCACTTGCTAAAGATACCTTACCAATTATTTGTAAGCGATATTCCTCGTTCAATGAGGTTATAAGGTTTTGCGTTTCATCTTCATTCTCATAGTCCACTGGTGCGCTTTCTAATAGCTCCCATTGCGCTAAATCTATATCCTCGCCATAAGCATCTAAATCAATTTCATAACCTTTTTTTTTTACTTTACGCAAAGAAATTTCATTAGCAGCATTGCCAGCAAATAAAGCCTTAGCTACTTCTGGCTCAAATTGTAGCATCTGAATTAAAAAGGTAATCGCTTGGTCTGTCGTTAGAACCCCATCTTTTACATTTTGCATTATAAGCAAAGAGCTTGATATTTGAGCACCGTTATAGCTAGCTTCTTTGTCTTGTGCAGCTGCTGGCTGTATTGTTTGGCTTCTAGGCTGTACGCTATCGTTTGAACTTATAACTTCTTCTGAAAATCTTAACGGTATGAAATCTAAATTACTAATCCCTTTTATTTCTTCTATAGCTTCGATTAACAGCTCTTGCATTGGCTGTATTACATTAATGTAGGTTTCATTAAATGCTACTTCTATCTCGTCCGCTGTTGAGCTGAATCCACTCGCTTTATTAATGCCTAAAATTGCACCGCTTACTACTTTATGGGCTACGCAAATTTTGTCTTGCGCTTCTTGGGTTAAAAATGTATATTGTTCGTGTGCGCTTGAAACCTCTAAGGCTTCTACTGTCGTAGCTTCGTCTTTATTGTTGTTAAATGAAAGCAAAAATTTACCAGCGTTTGTGCTTCCAGTTAATTGGTTTCTTATTTTTTGTGAATGTTTTTTTATTTCCTCTTCGCTTTCTGGTTTCCCACCGTTTACATTTATTACGTGCCCAAATGATAATCCATTTTTTACATGATTTACATAGTAGTTAGCAAGTTCACTTTCTAACTCGCAATAAGGTAAAGCAGAAATATAGCTAGGATTGTTGAAATAGAATTGCCCTATTTGATAACTTGAAATAATATAAATTTGACTTTCTGAATCTTGACCAAAGCCAAAAGCTTTAATTTCTTTTGCTGGATATTTTTTTAAATCCATCCAATCAAAACTATAAAAGTAACTTTCTATTTTTCCATCCTTTGCTTTGGCTGGTAATATTTTTGATTTATCAGCGTGCTTTAAATTACCGTCTTTTAATATTTCAATTGACGCTTCGCCAAACAGAACTAAGTCCGAACAAACCCTACGTAAATCCTTTTTACTTATAAAATCCTGTTGTATATTTAAACCTTTGCCAAAAATAAAACGGCTGTAAGAATCTATAATTGCGCTATTTGTTGCCGAACCGTAATAAGAATTTATAATGTCCTTATACATTTTATTATCTTCGCCATTCATAACCCAATCTTTACTCATGGATTCCTTTATGACTGGACGTACATAGTCGGCTGCAAGTTTTATTAATTCTATCATATTGCTTTTGCTTTGCTTCTGTAAATTAGATTTTCATTGCTAAAAACCTCTATTTGATAACTTGCTTTTATTCTAAATTCAAAATCAAAAAATACCTCCATAAAATCTGATATAAAAAAAGAGTTTAAGGGTATTGAAAATTGAGTATTTTTTAACTCGTCATGGATTTTAATAAGTGTCGGTTGTGTATATTCTCGAGGTATAAATTTTAAAGAATGACCTTGTAAAAATTCAGCGGATACAAATATTAGATTGTTATCTACGCTTATAAATTCGCTATCAATGGTAATTTCTAAACCTACCTCGTCAACATTAAAATAGTCCATATCTTATAAACGTAAAATTTTAATTATTTTACAAAAAAAAAGCTTTGATTAAAACCAAAGCTTTTCTAACTAACCAAAAAACTAACTTATACTACTGGTGGGTTTGTAATTACAACCTCTGATACCGTTGCTAATAACGCTGTCTTAGCAGCTGCGCTAAGAAATGGAGCGTATCTTGGTTCTTCTGCGGTCAACTCTATTGTGTAACCGCTTAAATCGCCTTTAGCCAATCCCGTAACCGCTGAACCATTGCTAGCTTTTACTGAATTTTCAATACCCATTGCCTTAATATTGTCGTTGTAGTCCTCAACAAAAACAACCATTCTGTTAATCATCATCAATTCAAGTTGATTTTGGGTATCTGCCCCTTGGAAAGGTATAGTTCCTGTCAAAACTTGAGTAACAAACTTATTTCCGTTATCCCAGCTAATTGTAGGGGTTTCGGTTAAGCCTTGTAAATTTCCAGTAAACTCCCATTTAAAGGTTTCTGCAATACTTCCAACCGTTGCTATTGAGCCGCTTGCCTCTGTGATGCCGTAATCAGCGTACAGGGCTATGTAAATATTCTTTACACCCCCCATACCTTTTAGGCAATCAACTAAGCGACCTTTTGTTATAAAATCACATGCCATAATTTATATATTTTTTAAAAAAAGGCACTACTTAAAGTGCCCTTTATTTGATTAGACAATAGGAGTTCCGTAAAAAACTACTTCAGCTCCGTAAATTAAGGCAGTACCTAAATTGTAAACTAAAGTACCCCTTACTTTTCCTGTATATAAAGGAATAGAATCCTCATCAACCGCTTTGATTTCGTTGTGGTCTGCTAAAGCTCCTGTAACTACTTTCAAGTTTTTAGGGTCTGCTAAAATCATTGTATTAGCTGGTAAACCTCTATCAACTACCATTGTGTAATCCCCAAAAACTAAAGCAGTATTGGCGTTTCCACCCAATCCGTTAACCGTACCTTGTCCGATTAAATAGAAGTTGTAAGCCTGCGCAATATTTCTTGAAACTGATAAAACTAAATCAGAACCATTTAAGCTATCTGGACTAGCAGCGACTACTTTTTCAAGTTCAGCTAATACGTTTGTCTTAGTAACAGTTGTGGATGCTACGTCAATAACAGTTGCATCGTCTGAAAATTTCTTTAAAAATCCATCATAACCGTTAGTAGCATCCACAGCTTGCCAAACATTTCTACCTATTTTTTCCGCGTGTTGCGCTAATTTATCTGCAATAATACCGTCTAAAATTTCTTTAGAAAAATTATCGTTGTGAGCTGAACTTCCTAAATCTTCTGCACTCCATGTAGCTCTAAAATCTTCTTTACATAAATCAAAATCTGATTTAAACTTTACAGGGGTTGTTGCAACCTCTGCTAAAGTGATAGAACCCTCTGGAATAAATCCACAAGAATATTCACGTTCTCCATCTGTGGTTTGTAGTTTACGAAAAGATATTTTTTCGTTTACGTTTTCTAATAGCTCTACTGAACCGTTAGCAAAAGCATCAGTCGCTTTGTAGGCTTTTAAAAATAAACCTCCAGCAACTTTGCCGTTGTAGTTTGATTGTACTGTTGTTGTTGTTGCCATTTCTTAATTTGCGTTTTGCATATGCATTAATAATTTCTCTTTTAGATTTTTAGGCTCTTTAACCTCGTGGTTTGGCTTTGGTGCTGTTAATTGAACAACGGCTGGTTTAACCACATCTTTTTTCATTTCAGCTTTAAAAGTTGCTAATTGCTTAGATACTTCCTTTGCCATTTCTACTGAATAGCTAGATAGTAATTCCATAACTTTTGCTAATACTTCGTCTGCATTAGACAAAGCTACTTCTGCTTCGGCTTCTGCTACTTCTTTAACCTCGGCAACTTTACCGTCTGCGATTGTAACTTCGATTTTTTCAAAGCTATAAGTTTCATTTGGTAACGCTTGGGTCATTTCTGCATCCGTAAACATTGCAGTTCCCTCTTCAATTTGACCCTCGAAATATACTTCCGTTCCATCGGTTGTTATTTCGCTTGCCATTTTTACGTTAAGGGACTTAAAGCCATCCTTAATCGCTCCTAAAATAGTTTCAATATTCATATTTGTATTTAATTTAAAATTCTCGTCTATTTCAAACGCTCCATCTATTGAAACGCCTTTTATTTCTCCGCTTTTTATCTTCGCTAATACCTCGTCATCATCTACTCTAAAGATTGTAAACCAAGTTCCAATAGGTTGCTTAAATCCTTTTATTAAGCTCTTATCGTGTAGCTCATCTTCTTTAATCCAACTTTCAACAAACGTTACTCCGTTTAGTTTTACGTTTATGTCGTGCTCTAAATTTGAGTTATTTTGAAACCCATTCTTTTGAAAATTTTGTTGGGCAGATTGTATTACCTCTTTGCCGAAAACGATGTTAAAAGCAACTCCGTCCTTTGACATTCTTAAAACCTTTTGGTCTGGAATAAGTACAGGGGTCATAAACAGACGCTTTTTCTCGTCAACTACTTTTAACTGGACATCATAATCTTTATTCATTTGCACAAAAAACGCTTCAATGGCTGGGTCGGCAACTAAAGATATGCCGTAAACTCCCCTCGTTTGGTCTGGATTAAATTGGATTAGGTATGTTTCCATACTTACTAAACGAAATAAAGAAACCGATTTTACATTTTTAAGCATAAAAAAACCCGCACTTGTTAGGTGCGGGTTGTGATAATGGATGTTTGTTTTCTACTTTTCTAAGAAATAAATTTTAGCTTTATTACCTAGCATATCATTGTATTTTAATTCAATGTTAATTGAGCTTAAAATCTTTCCTGCGGTGTTCGCTAGTTCTTTACCGTCTTTTAATTCCATTTGTTTAGCTTTCATTTTTTCGTAGTTGTCAACTAAACTGTTTCGCAAATCTGTAATGTTTCTCATAATCTTTTTGTTTTGATTAATATTAATTTTAATTCAATTATTTCAGGGGTCATTTGTTCTTTGCTAAATCCCTGTTTCTCTAGCAATATTTTTAAATACTGACCGTTTAAGTTTTCTTTTATTTCTTGAAAATATTTTTTGTAATATTTAGCTAATTTAATTTTATTTTCTTGGCGATATTTTTTATTATGTTTAGCTATTTTAATTTTATTTTCTTGGTAATATTTTTTTCTGTTTTCATCTAATTTAATTTTATTTTCTTGAACATATTTTCTTTGATATTTAAGTAATTTAATTTTATTTTCTTGGTAATATTTTTTTCTGTTTTAAGCTAATTTAATTTTATTTTCTTGGAGATATTTTCT